CGTTTATTCGGACCGAGCCGTTGATCTCGAGTGCGCCAATGTCGGTATCCACCTTGATTGCGCTGATGGGAATGTGGCCGTGCTGTAGCTCCATTACCAGATTGCAGATTTCCTTATCGTAGCCTCTGCTGCGTAGATAACTACCGTAGTTGTAGTAAGTGTTGCGGCACAGTGTTTGGTCGCATTTGAAGGGAGGATGGCTGCTAGGCATTATTATACTGCAGAGATAATAATGTCTTATTCAGGAACGGGGAAAGGTCGCTGGCGCATCTCCATCACGAGTGGTTGAGGCATGATCATAGGGACTCTGTCGAAGAATGCCTTTTCAGGGACCGTCTTGAGTTGGGGGACCACCGGAGGTTGAGGACACACGAGGTTTGTGGAGTTGATTCCGAAGAGGGCTGACTCGATCTCGACGGGATTGCTAGAAAGAGTGTCCCGCGGCATATGGCTCGGGGTTATACCGAGACACGGAATAGCTGGGTTGTAGGCATGGCCATACTGAGAGTTGGCATAGGAGAGATAGTCTCTCCCTTCACGATAGCTCTGTTGTTGGAGACAGTAGTTGCCTCGACAGTTATTGTTGCGGGTGGAGGCCATTATAGTATAGCGCTATAATTTATTCAACAGAGCATCACGTGCCTCATCGCTTGCGGAACCGGTTCTACGAAGTTCGGAAATGCACCTGTGAGTTAGGTGGAAGTAGTCGTAACCGAATAGCAAGCGAAATACCATCTCGTCGGTAGTGGAGCCAAGCTGCGCCAGCCACGCGCCGAGCGAGGAGCCATCTCTCAATCGAGTGATCGCGGTGGCCACCCACGGAGCTTTGCTTGCGTCGGCGTAGATAGCGTCGATTTCGCAGTCAACTTTCTCGTCGTCCCACTCCCGTAAGCCTATGGCCTGGAGGAATTGGATTCGGTATAGTTCGTCAGTGGAGTCATCTTCGAGTAGGTGGTAGGTGCACACGAAGGAATCGTCGTACATTCGAATAATTCGTTGGAAATGTTTAAACGAGTTATTAGATATACTGGGTATCGGTATGGGTCTGGGCGTAATCTTTATCGCGGGTGAGTTCGCGTGAAGGCAGCCCTCCGCGAATCCATCCGTCCGCCGCGACGCCTTCCACGAGATTGTGAGGGTTCGAGATAGTTGCCTGCAACGAGGGGATCAAGGGAACGCGCTGATAGCTTTCGTAGCTCACCTCACTAAGCTGGCTCGCGCTCTTCTTCTCGCCCACGACTTCTCCCTGTTGAAGCTGGGATTCGAGAACAGGGTTGCTCTTTCCACGTCCGAGGAACGGAACTGTGAGGAAGGGGCGCTCCCACAAGCTTATCTTGCAGGCGGGTTTGGTAATGTTCGTCATTAGCAGCTGCGAGTTGGTGTCGACATTGCAACCTCCAATACCGACCTGATGGCTGCCACCGAAATTAACGTTCGGTTGGCTCGTAGCGAATTCGATCGCCGAGCCCATCGGGCACTGGGGACGGTAGTTCTGTAGCATGTAGTTAGCGGCTCCGACGTTCTGGATGTTCTGCTGACTCATGTCACAGCTATCGTTGCCTATTCTCCCCATATTGTAGAACGTGTAGTCATGAATCGCTGCCATTATATAATGGTCGTACATATTATTTTCACTAAAAGAATGTTGATCAATTGGTCCCGTTGATCCAGTGCGGGGGCATGCTGCGGCTGCAGGCCAGTGGATTGCCTTCCTTGCAGGATATCATGTTACCGTAGCAATACTCGGCGAAAGCATGCTGGTCGTTCGGAACTTGGGTATTCGGAGTGGCGTACCAAGTGCGCATGGACTGGTCGAAGGTGTAGCTATCCCCTAAATCCTTGAATAGCTTGTCGTCAATTTCTTTCTTCGGGGCATCGAAATTACTCGATACGAAGGCCTGCGTTGCTTTATTCATCTTGTCCGCAATCTCGGCGTTGTAGGCGGGCGCAGCCGGCTTCCTATCCGGCTCGTCCGCTATCTGCGTGAGTAGCAGGTTCATTGCGGGGTTGGAAGGCTCGGGTGGCATGAACGCGCCAGGGTCGAGTGGGTAGAGCCCCGGGTTCAGGAACCCCTCTTTTCCAGCAGCGTTGTGTTTGCCATCGCCACGACGTTGCGCATATCTTAGAACGATTATCGCTACTAGCGTCACTATTCCGGTAACAAGAATTTTCAGCGTCTGGCTAAGGAGGTAGCCTAAAATAGTCAGCACGACAACCAAGCGAGTCATAGCGTTCAGCTTCTCATTGGAGGTCATTCCAGCTGTAGGCCACACTTGTGTAATGTCGTCCCGCCTGAACAATACAGTAGGATCATCGAGCCAGAAAGGTGTCACCATTTGTATATATATCGTAAGTATTTTATTTGGCTCCCTTGCGCTTCTTCTTCTTAGGCTTAGCCCCCTTAGAGCTCTTCGGAGCGGCTTCTCCCTGTGTGTACTTCAATGTCTCCATTCCGTTCGTTAACCCCTCGGACTTAAGAAGGGCCATGGCCGCCTCGTCGGCCAGTTGTCTCTGTCTCTGGAACTCTTCGGGAGACATGGTGGGTGCACTCGTCTGGTCACGTTTGTTTGCCTGCCGCTCTTGCATGCGCTCGCGCTGTTTGGCCACGCGCATGTTCCTCTGCAGATGGGCCTGCATGGCTGCGGTATTGATTTTGCCACCCTGCGGCATGGGCATACCCATCTTCGAGAACATCTCCTGGAGATTACCCATCCCCGGGGTGTCTTTCATCTTCTTGATAAGCTCCGTGGCTTCCTCGATGAGCTCGCTCTCTTTAATATTGCCATCCTTGAGCTTCTTATCGATCTTGCTTCCCACGTTCTGCACCAGGCTCATGAGCTTCGTGGGGTTCTTGAAAAGCTTCTTGAAAACATCGTTAATATTGCCGGAGTCCTCGATGTCAATGTCCATCTCCTGCGCGGTTTCCTCGGCTATCTCCTTGGCTAGAGCGCCAAGTTTCCCGTCCATCATCGCTGATACATGCTCATGGATTTCCTCAGGATTAGGGATATCAGGGCGATCGGCACTCTCTTCGCCGGCGCCATCGGGACCAGCACCGTTATCATCCGCCTCGAACATACTCTGCATCTGGGTTATGGTCTCTTCGAGCTTGCTCCGGAACACGTCCTCGTCTATCGCCTCGAACAGTTTGGCGGTGTCCCCGAACGAAGACCCGTCCGTCATGTCTGATATCGCGTCAAACAAGAAGAGCTGGAGGTATTTCCATATGGTAGACCGTGTGTTATCCGTAATGTTGGCGCGCCACAGTACCCGGAAATCGATTCCAGGCAGAAAGCATAGATCCACATCCTGGTTATCGAACATGTCTTCGTTTTGGTAAAGGATGTCGAAGAAGCGCTCGGGCAGCCTAGCTACACAATGGTCCCTCAGCGTTGCGACTGTCCTCTCGGAAGGCGAGCCATCGCACACAGCCAACAGGTTAGCGTCGAGACTGTCTTTGAGCTCCGGGAACGTTATCAAGAGATCACGCATGAAGTCAACCAGAAGCTTTCCAAATTTGTCGCCTGTCCCCTGAGACGCCTGCGGCACGGATTCGGGTTCAGCCTCATGATCCTCGGATGATGGTGGTGCCACCGCAGGCTGCGAGGTGTCTTCTGGTGTTTGCATATAGAGCATAGTTTGGGCTACCGTTTAAATCAAACTATGGTCAAACATATAAGTCGCACAGTTTCGTGAGGTTCTGCAGATACGTGATTACCTTTCCCTGGTCTTCGGTCCCCATCTTACTCACCGGGGCGCGCAGTGTGTCGATCTTTTCGATAATCACTCCCCCGGATTCTCCGCATCCGAACTCGTCTAGATCGTTACCGTAGTCCTTCTTGATGAAGAAGCCAATGTCACCTGCCTCGATCTGAGCCCTATAGGGCCCGGCTACCCAGTCTCGAAACGTGATCAGTATCAATCTCGGGTTGCTCTTGCGCAGGGCTACAAGTGCTGCATGCGCCGTCGCAATATCGGTATCGTCAGGGAACACGCGCTCTATGTCCTCGACGAACTCCTCGAAGTGCTGGTTGAACGCGGCCAGGATACTCATAATGGACTATTGAGGATTCAATCATTTAAACCCTTGTTCCCAGAAACTATTTCGGCAGCTCAGCATTTCGCTGTAGCTGCAGCTGTTCGAGAGATACATTCCCGACGGTGTCAGGTTGGTAGTCGTCGGGGGGAGTCTGGATTGTGTCCATGTGGTTAACGCTGGCATAATGGTGCAGCTGACGCAGCCCGCCGTCTCCCTTGGCGGATAGCGAGTCGGAATCCTGGTCGAGATAACTGAACTGGTCGGAAGATACTCCAAACCCGGCTCCTCCGCCCAGCGAGAACGCCTCCGGTTCACCCGTCGCCACGACCGCGGCCTGTTGCTGCTGCTGCTGCTGCTGCTGCTGAGCGGTGTATTGAGGTTCAATGTGCTGGTCTATCTCCTCTCCAAACAGGACGTGATGGCCACGGTTTAGAAGGAGAAGAGCTGGAACTCGTGTTACGGACGGTGGAAGAAGAATTTCCTGGCCGTTCCCTAGTATCACGTACGTTGCACCGTTGGGCTTTCGCGTGCGCTTGTCTACGCAGACGAAGTGCATGTCGTCCCGCACCTTGGTGGAGCTGATCTTTTGCAGCAGGCGTTTGGAGTTTGCGCACGCGTTGCTATAGTACAGTATAGAGCTCATTACGTACACAGCGCGTCTTGGTTTAACTTATTTTCCCAAAAATTGATATATAAATATGTCGAAAGGTATATATAGACAATGGAGCCGGTCATTAGTAACCAGAGTGCCGATGGCGACCACTTGCGATTCACGATAAGCGGTCTCAATGTAGCCTTTGCCAACGCCATTCGGCGTACGATCATTGGGGAAGTGCCGACAGTGGTGTTTCGCACGAGCCCTCACGACCAGAACCGGTCTGAGATACTCGTGAACACTACGCGGATGAACAACGAGTTGCTCAAGCAACGCCTCTCATGCATACCAATACACATTCAAGACACGTCCTTCCCGATTGACGACTACGTGGTGGAGATCCAGAGACGCAATGACAGTGAAATCATCGAGTACGTGACCACCGGTGACTTCCGGGTACGTGACACCAAGACCGATCGCTATCTTTCAGAAGCCGAGACACGGCGAATGTTCCCTGTCAACTCTCTTACTGGAGATCACATCGACTTTGCCCGACTGCGACCTCGTGTGTCAGACGAGATTCCCGGTGAAGAGCTGAATATGGTATGTGGACTCTCGATCGGCACCGCAAAGGAGGATGGCGCATTTAATGTGGCTTCTACCTGTGCCTACGGTGCGACTGTGGACGCTGTCGCCGCCAATGCTGCCCTTACTGCACGGCTTAAGGAGCTAAAGGCCGCTGGTGAGGACCAAGCAGCACTGGATCGCATGCGCACTGACTGGCAGGCCCTGGAAGCCAAGCGCTACGTTAAGCCGGATTCCTTCGATTTCGTGCTCGAGACAATCGGCGTCTTCACCAACGAAGAGCTGGTCCTGAAGGCGTGCCACGTGGTAATGGACAAGCTGCGAACGTTCCAGGAGCTGGTCGAGGCGGACGGTACCGTCATTCGGTCCCTAGAGACTGATAGCACCATTGAGTTTGGATACGACGTGCAGCTGGTCAACGAGGACTACACCCTCGGTAAAGTCCTGGAGTATGTGATGTATTCCAAGCACTTCGGGAAAACTTTGACCTACTGCGGCTTCCGCAAGCCGCATCCGCACCGGTCTGAGAGCTACCTGCGTTTGGGCTTCAAGGCAGAGACCGGCAAGCCCGAGGTAGCCGCTTACTTAACCAACGCCGCCGCGGTCGCCGTTGTCGTCTTCGAGCGCATTGCCGCTGACTTCGACACACGATAGTAACTGTTCCTTAATCGGTATGTGGAATCAAGTACAGATTAAGTCTATTAACGGAACCTACGGGTGCGCCGACGAGCTCTACGAGTGCGTCTAGCCCCGAACCCTCTTTCTTCGTTGCAGCGCGCGCAGTGGGCTCCAGGGGCATCAGCGCCCGTTTCGCAACCGATGCACATTATGTCACTTCCATCAAGTGTCTCCCTCGATGATAGGCTCCTGCTCCGACTTTCGCCATCCCACTTGCCTCTACGCTTCGGTGTGGAGCTTTTTCTCTTTGGGGACCGGCTCTTCTTGCGCCCACGCCTTGGCGAGTGCCCGGGCGGATACGAGCGCCCGCGGCTAGGTGAGCGGCTCTTCTTGCGCCCACGGCTAGGTGAGCGGCTCTTCTTGCGCCCTCGTTTCGGAGACTTGCTCTTCTTGCGCCCTCGGGTCTTCTTGAGTTTGCGATTGAGGTAGCAGTTGTTCTTGTGGCAACGCGGGTCGTCGAGCCCGGTTTCGCACCCTAAGCATTCTGACGAGCTACTGGATGACATTATATAGTACGGATAGAAAATAAGTTCAAACCACAGGGGCTTCCGCTGCGCGGTGCTTCTCCCCTAAAGAATAGTTAATACTAAACATGAGACGGGCAGGAGGAAGGCTATTCACATATGTCTCGACTACGCGCCGTGTCACGGCCCTGCCCGAAGTCCGCAGTTCGTCCAGGTACTGGCCATGGAGTGCGTAAACATGGTTGCGGTATTCATAGGGCACGGACTTTATATCCTTCGCCTTGCGCACCTTGCAGTCCATGTACTGGCGATGCAAGTTTTGCACGAATGTCCGAACCTGCGTACCATAGTTGGAGAACGCATCGGTGTCTTCGGGATAGTACTGGAGATAGGCCTTAACGTCTTCCGCAGCACCCTGGCGGAGCGATAGGAACCTATACTGCAGTTTCGGTTGGTTACCCCTTAGCCGCCTGACTTTCTCGTACTCGGGGTTCCGAATTTTGGAGCGCAACCCTGTGGTACGATCGCAGAGCATAATTCCAAGAATACCGTAATCAGTTCCCTCGGACGCCCAGATACGCTCGAGACCGTCTAGATCTTGCGCAGTGAGGCTTTGCCCGTGTAGAACTGGAGTCTTCGCCCACGCGGCTAAGGAGTCGCTAAGGGCCTCTTCAGTCGGTATCCGCGTGACAGTACGAGCCAGATTATCGATGTCGTACACGGCAGTCAGATAGAGACCCGGGGTCTTGAACTCGGTTACAATGCGGTTCTCCGGATGCTGCAGCACGAAGGAGTAACAGTACTCTTTCTTTAAGTCTTGCAGAGCCTCCTGCGGCGAGCCCTGTTCTCTCGAAGCCTCCGTTAGCGCCTCAATAAACATTTCGCGGAATGTCTTGCCCTCGTTAGTCGAGTTCGAGAAGAAGCGAGTGTCGCCGCCCACGGAGCTTCGCGTGGCAATCTCCCAGCACCCCAATATCTCATCCTCGGGTAGCGAGCCGTCGTAAAACATGTTGATCATTGTCCCTTCGATGAACTCCTCCGCGTGGCACTCGCCACCGGCAAGCAACTCCGTGAAGAGCGACCGATCCAGGGATTTAGGTGGCGCGAAGCACCTTATCTTTCCGCCTTCCAGGACGATCGACCGGAACAAGCCCGTCGTTTCGACGCATTCCCTAGACCTTTCGAGGGCTGTCTTCTCGTAGCGAAGTATGGTATATTCGCGATCGTTGCGACGCCAGAGACGCTTAGTGAGCTTAAGGTCACTAAGCTCTCGGGGCAAGTCTTCCGTCTCCTCCAACCTTCGAAGAGCTTCTGCAACAGTGTACACTGTCATACTGCATAGGTTTTGGTCGACGCTTTAACTTGTTTACTATCAATTAATCTCTCCTCTATGTATAGATATGGCCGAGTCTCCGAACCCAGAAGACAAAGTCCAGATCCAACTAGGAGACATTATCGAGATACAGGCTCCATCCGACTCCAGTCTCAATGAAAAACAGTTCTTTGTAAGCTACGCATCGCCGACATTACTCAAACTGATCGGAGAGGACTCCGACCAGGAAGTTGAACTACCCATCACGGACACGGGCGAGTTCCGTAACGAGGCGATTACAGGAGTGGACTTGCTTAGCAGAGCCGAGTCACCCAGCTACTCCGTGCAGAACGGTCTAGTGCCCGGAACATGGGTAGATATTTACTTTGACGGCGACGTGCCAACTGTCGTCACCGGGAAGATCAGCAATCTAGAGGAGGATATGATTGAATTGACGCTTCTCGATTCGGGAGATAACATCTACATCGACTTCGGCTACAAGGGCATTCCCCTGGATCTCCCGATTGAGAAGATCGTTCACAGACTCCCTCCCGCCACGTCGGAACCCGATGCTCCCGTGGTGGTCGAGATCCCTGCTGACACCGTCGGGGAGACAAGTCCTGGAGAGCAGGTCCTGGAGGAGGAGCTTCCTATTCCGGAGGTAAAAGAACAGATCCGGGAGATGATCTTCCAGGCAGACCAAATTAAAATCGGAGAACAGCTCGATGTCATTGTTCAGGAGGTGGCAGTCCCGGAAAACCAGCAGCGTTTCGGCATCGAAAAGCAGACTACCGACATGCTCGACGAAATGCTGTCGAGTATTCCCAACGTCGAACGGACTAGCGCTGTTCTGAACGAGATACATACTGAGATTGAGAGATACAAGCAACTACGCAATGAGTTCTCGGTGTTCGACACGCGGGGCAATGCCCTCATGCCCGCCGTACAGGGCGCCGATTTCAAGCCTCTCGTGAACAGCCTGCAAGCGCTGGACCAGAAGCTGTTCTGGCTTCTGCCGGTGGTGAGGGAGACTAAGAAGCTTTACGATGTCGACCCCGATGCTCTTGGTGATGCGGGGGACGTGGATCCTCTGACACTGGCCGAGACTCGTATTGAGGAAGACAGGATCGTGGCAAACTACATGGAGAACGAAGTTCCTGACGGAGAGAATAACTATGCCTATCTGGTTAGGTCACTCCGGCCATTCCTGACTCCCTTCAACCTGCCCGCGCAGCCCGAGCTGTCTATCGCAAACCTCCATGTGAAGACCTCCATGGCCGGGGTCGTTAATAACCTTGACGATTTCTACTGCTCCGTCGCCCGGAACGACGCTGTGATGAGACGACGCTTCTACTTGCAGAACTACGTCCTGGGCGATACGACGC